TCTGCCAGAAAGAAAACTATCTTTACTGAATGACCCTAGAAATCCACCTGGAGATTTAACAGCTTCAGAAATGGTAATTGTAATAAATGCTCTTGCAACAACTAAAATAATTTTATCTTGGAAATCAGAGACAGGCGTAAGTCAATATCTTGTTCAATATAGATTTGAAAATACAAACTGGGTAAGTGAAATTGTATTTAGACCTGATTTTGAAATTATTGGTACGGAAGCTGGGAAATATGAATTTAAAGTATTTTCTTACAATGCAGCTTTAAAATTATCAACAACCTCAACAGATTTAACATTTAATGCGGTAGGTAAAACTGCACCACCTGGAGATGTGCAGAATTTATCAATGGAGGCAGTTGATAGTAAATCAGTAAGACTTAGATGGACAAGATCCGTTGACCCTGATGTAATACATGGTGGAAGAGTATATGTAAGGCACAGCAACATAACAGATGGTACAGGTACGTTCCAAAATTCAGTAGACCTTGTTACTGCATTAGCTGGAAATAGTACAGATGTGGTTGTTCCATCATTAGAGGGAGAATATATTTTAAAGTTTCAAGATGACCAAGGAAACTTCAGCATTGGAGAGGCAAGTGTAATACAAGATTTACCTAATTTACTCGATACTCAAGTTATTTTACAAGACAGAGAAGATTTAGATTCCCCAAATCCTTTTGCTGGTACTGATACAAATACAGAATTTAACAGTGGCACAAGTGCATTACAACTTACTGATACATCAGTTGTAAAAGAAGGCACTTACAGTCAGTCAGGAACCACAATAACTATTACAAGCTCATCTCATGGTATAGCTGTGGGGGAAACTTTACCGTTCAGATTTCCTGCTGCAATACTTGGGAATCAAATAAATACCCAAAAGCCCAAAAATGGAAATTACACGATTGTAACAGTTCCCGATTCAAACACTTTAACAATTACTTCAGATCGTTCTGTTAGTTCAGTTATAACTGGTAGTGTTTTTATTGATCGGGGAAGAAGAGGAGAATATGCCTTTAAAGATATTTTAGATTTAGGTGCAGTATTTTCTCTTGACTTGAAAAGAGTAATTAGGTCTGTCGGTTTTGTACTTGGTACAGACATAGAAACTGTTATTCCAGCAGGATCTTTTTGGGACGATTATGCGACTGACGGTAATTTTGACGGTGCAGCAGCAGATGAGGCAAACTGCCAAGTTTTAGTAGCGACAACAAACACTGCACCAAGTAACGGATCAACATATCAAACATCAGATTTTGCAAATAAAACTTTTAATAATTTTGCAAACGGAAGTTTTAGAGGTCGAGGATTTAGCTTTAAATTGATTTTAGAGACTACAAATAATGCACAAAATATGAACGTGCAGCAAGCAGGATATACAGCAGAATTTCAATCAAGAACTGAAAGAACTTATCAAATAGGAGGTGGTAATACATCTACCGCACCACAATCATCGGGCACATCAGCAAAAGCTATCACCTTTGGCTCGCCATTTTTTACAGGAACAACTGCATTAGGTGGTTCAACTACCGCTTTTTTACCCTCTATTGGTATAACAATTCAAAATGCACAATCAGGTGATTTCTTTACCGTAACCAATGTTTCTGGCACAGGATTTACCGTAAGCATTAAAAATGGCTCCAGTTTTGTTGATAGAACTTTTACATTCCAAGCTGTTGGTTATGGTAAAGGGGTGTAATATGGAGAAAAGTATTTTTTAAATGGCTCAAGTTGCAGATTACAATATTGCCAATGCCTCTGGGGCTTCTGTAAGAAGTGACCTTAATCTGGTATTTGAAGCAATAAAAACTCTTAATAGTGGTGGAAGTGATCCTAGTAACACGGCAGCATTTATGCCATATGTCGATACAGCAGATAATAATAATTTAAAAATAAGAAATTCATCAAATAATGGATTTACAACTATTGGACCTGTTGATACTGCAAATTTAGGATTATTACCTGCTACTGGTGGAACAATGACAGGCCAGCTTCAATTGAATGCCAGCACCAGTCCTACTTCACCTGGATTATGTTTTAGCGGAGATACAGATACAGGTCTTCTTAGGGCTGCTGACAATGTTATCGGTGTAGCGACTGCTGGAAGTCAAAGGATGCTTATAGATCAAAACGGAGATGTAGCATTAGGAGGAACTACCACTGTTACTAATGGTGCAAAATTAACTGTAAATAACGACACAGGAGTAGTTGCCAGTTTTGAATGTCAAGCTGCTGACCCTCAAATATATTTAGGCGATAATATGGCCTCGGCTACAGATAATACTTTAGTAATGGGCTATGACAGGGCAGAAAATAGAGGTTATTTAGTAATTGCAGGTGATGCTGATTCTGCTGGTTTAAGTGTTCAGAATGGTGGAAGTGTTGGGGTTGGCAGAGCAGCTACAACAGAAAAATTTGAAGTATCTAATTGTATTAAGTCACAAGGTCCTGCTTCTAATTTTAATGCTGGTGGTGAAGGTACAATTATAGATTTTGGGACTACTATCGGAAGAATAGGAACTGTTATAGGTGGCACTGGTAATGCTGCCAGAGCATTAACTTTTCTAGTTGGGGGTTCTGAAAAAGCTAGGATTTCAGAAACAGGTAAATTTTTAGTTGGCGATACTGTTGATATGAGTGGTTCTGGAACTACCGCAGCAATGGGTATTACTGGAGGAGATTTAAGAATTAGGACTGAGGGTGGTGATACTAGAAGAATTTATTTTTTACAGGGAACAGGTAATTACAATTTAGGCAGTACAGGAGGTGCTGCGATTGGTGTAACAAACACAGCAGTCACAGGAGGATTTGACCAAGAGATATTTTTTGAAACTCATCATCAAGGAAATAGTCATGCAGAGAGGATGAGGATTGATAAGGATGGAACAGTAATAGTAAAACACAATCAAGGAGGGGATGGTGCTCAGATACATATTCAAAATACAACATCAAATCCAGCAGGACTTCGTTTGAAATCAGGTCATGGAAATTTTGAGATTTATAATTCCAGACTAAATGCCAACTGTCTTGAATTTATGGATGATGGTGTTACGAAAATGATGTTAAAGCCTACTACTAATAATGTTGGGACACAACACGACCTTCAGCTACCTAATTCTGCTGGAACTTTACAAAATTTCTTCACAGGATTTCATACAACTGATGCAAACGCATCAGGAGCTAACGCTAATAGACCAGGAATACATTTTGATGGTTCAACAATGTATTTACACGCCCCTAGTGGTACCAGTGCTTTTGAAGTTTGGACAAGTAGTGGGGGTAATGCTGGTTCTTCATTAGCAAAAATTAATCTCAGGATTAGTCAAACTGGTGATGTTACAAATACAAACAATAATTATGGTTTGCTTTCGGATGAAAAATTAAAACAGGATATTGTAGATTCTGGATCACAATGGAATGATATTAAAGCAATAAAAATTAGAAAATATAAGTTAAAGGGTTATGTTGAAAGTTTAGGATTGGACAATGCCCCTACACATTTAGGAGTTGTTGCACAAGAATTAGAGGCTGCTGGTATGAGTGGTTTGGTTACTGATGTTCCTGATATAGAGGATGGTGTCGATCAAGGTACTGTTACCAAATCTGTTAAAGCTTCAATCATATATATGAAAGCTGTAAAAGCCTTGCAAGAATCAATGGAAAGAATAGAAACACTAGAAACAAAAGTTGCTGCTTTAGAATCCGCCTAGTATATTAGAGAAATATATAAATTATTATGGCTGCTACTTGGTCAATAAAATTAGATGCTGAAAAATCATTAAATGGTTTAGCTAATGTTTGTACATACTCTCATTGGAGAGTTGAAGATACGGAAACAGTTGATGGAGTAATTCATAGCGGTACAGAATATGGGCAACTGAAACTAGGAGAAGCAAGTTCTTCTAACTTTACTGAATATTCAAAAATTACAGAAGCAGATGCTATTGCTTGGACAAAAGAATTATTAGGTAGTGAAGAAGTAACCAGACTTGAAACAAGTGTTGCGACACAGATTACATCTTCTAAAGAAAGTAATATATCAGGTGGTACTCCTTGGATAACTTATTCATAATTGTTATCATATAAATAATGTTGTAAATAACTCATGGCAGTCGAACCAGGTACATATAATATGACTGTTCAAAGAAGATCAGATCATAGTATTCAGCTTATTTTTAAAGATTCGACAAGTAGTGCAATAAATTTAACTGGATACACTGTTGCTGCTCAAGTATGGGACGAATCACGATCCAATAAATATGCAGATTTTGGCGTTACTTATACAAACAGATCAACTGGGACGGTTGATATAGCTTTAACAGATACACAAACAGCTACATTTACTCCAAATGTTTTAAAATATGACGTATTACTTACAAATCCAAGTGGTTTAAAAGAATATTATTTAGAAGGTAATATATTTGTATCAGAGGGTTACACAGCATGAATTCAGTTACTATTTCAGAAACAAAAAATACTGTTACTGTAAATGAAACTACGAATACTGTTACTGTCACTCAGGGTGATGCCACAACAGTTACGGTTGCAACTGAAGGACCCCAAGGACCTGTTGGTTTTCAATTCGATGAAACTAATAAAGTAAATGATTCTATTATTTACTATGACTCAAGTTCTGCTACATTTAAGGCAGACGCAACCACTACCAAACTAACACTCGTTGACGGGGGTAACTTTTAAAAATGGCTAATACAGTACGAATAAAAAGATCAACAGGGTCATCAGCACCTACAAGTCTTGCAAATGCTGAATTGGCCTTTGCTGAAGGCAGTAAGAAACTCTTTATCGGTATTGGAACGGGTGGAGCAGGAGGTTCTGCTACAAGTATTGAAGCGATTGGCGGTTCTGGTAGTTTTGCTGATTTATTTACAAGTAGAACACAAAATACATTTTTAGCTGCACCAAATGGTAGTAATGGTGCTGCGACATTCAGAGCTATGGTAGCTGCTGACGTACCATCGTTAGCTCATACAAAGATAAGTGATTTTGATACAGGTGTTAGAGCAAATAGATTAGATCAAATGGCTGCACCAACTGGTTCAGTTTCATTAAATAGTCAGACAATAACTGATGTAGCTGATCCTGTTAATGCTCAAGATGCTGCTACAAAAGGATTTGTAGAAGCTACCTCACAAGGTTTAGATGTAAAAGATAGCTGTAAAGCAGCAACAACAGGAAACATAACAATATCTACTGCTCTTAATAATGGAGACACGTTAGATGGTGTCACTCTTGCAACTAATGATCGTGTTCTTGTCAAAGATCAATCAACAGCAAGCCAAAACGGTATTTATATTGTTGGATCGTCACCAGCTAGGGCAGATGATTTAGCTGCTGGTGCAGACGCAGCAGGAATGTTCACTTTCGTAGAACAGGGAACTGTAAATGCGGATAACGGTTTCGTTTGTACCAGTAATAAAGGATCAGCAGTTGTCGGCACGAATAA